CAACAAATCACACTCACCACGTTTAACGACTATTTCTCGAAAAGCTAACGATAATAAACAAACGCTGTAAATGGTATTAATCAAACTGGTTGCTGGATTACCTGATGGCAAACAGCCATCCCACTCCCACACACTCATCCCAACAATGTGGCGAGAGTTAAAAACTTCTCTCCATAACATTCTTTGAATGTGTTGGTGTTCAATAGGCAAGTTCATATATTTAATGATACTCTCACCTATAAGCTCAAGCATGTGAGCAGATTGTGTGGAATCAAATCCCTTAATGTCATAAGCCAGGATATTGTTCCCAACTGACAGCAACTTGTGAGCCAACAAATCCCACTCACGACCGAAGGGATTCACACCTACAGCACTAGGTGTCCTTAGGCGCGTATGGTAACAATGTGACTTAAAACCACCAAAATACATGTTGAACAAGATAGTGTAAGACAGGTTACATCCAGCAAAATACCGGGTGTTACCTGCATCGACTTTCTCAATAGGCCTCCTTTCATCTTTAAGAGCACCAGTGTAAAAGAACTCTGGTCTTTCACCTCTAGAAAGCAAATCGAGATCACGAAAGACATCTTTCTTCAACTCACAGAAATGTGGGTTATTTTCATCCAGTTCAAAATTATCGGACGTGCCGAAAAACCGGGTTTTACCTTTGTACCCATGAACAGGAAACAAATTGTATGGGTAACCCGGTGAGGAAGATCGATTTATAGCCGGATATCCCTCATCACCATCAACACCCAACACAGCCTCATCAAATGAATAGACTCTGAAAAGTTCATCCCTACCACTGTCATGTTCAAAAAACATGTGTGTAGCGAAATTGACAACTTCAGTTATATCTGGTGGGAATCTAGGTGGTTCTTTGTCATACTTATTCATGGCTATTTCGAATGGCTTAATCTTCTCACCATCCTTGATGAAAGGTTTAAGGTGGGCTGGTTTCGTAATTGCCGGTGCCAAATAACCATATGATGGGGCCTTAACAATCTTAGATTTAAAATTGGTACCTGGGGCACGGTCAAGTTGTTTCAACAATCGCATACGTTTCCTATCACCCAATTGGGCATTCAGAAACAAGTGCGACTTGCGAATCTTATCTCCATCTAACAAAGCACCAAAGCCACTCTTACAATCACGGCTCCCAGCAACATGTATTCCTATCAGAATCTTGCTTTGAGCTGATTTGTCGGATAAGAATATGGGCGTTCCACAATCTCCATCATGAGTGACTCCAACATATTCAATAGAATTTTTTGTCGATACAATGTCACCTTCAAGTGTAGAATATGAAATGTCCGACGCACACTTGTACTGCATGTAACTGTTGTTACTAATAATTGATGTACCATCGGAATCATACTGTGTTAAAAAAATGGTTCCCCTACTCAAATTTTTAATTTGGGCAGCATCTGGCAAAAATTTTGTAATATCCTTGAACTGGCGTTTAGTATTCAACCTGATCAACACAACGTCCTGTCCAGCAAGTGGATAATCTATATTTTTCTTGTCAAACATTGACTTTTCAAATGTCACCAATATCTGATTATTCTGAAAATCCCACAAGAAAAATGAAAATTCTCCATCATCGATATGATTCTTCATATGTTCCAATCCATGGGCAGGCATCAAAAAAACACCTTCCCCTAAGGCAACAGAAAAGAACATAAGACGATCGCCCCACATGACAGAAAACACATTACTAGCGTGAACTTTACGCCTAACATTTTCTCCCATATCATTAGGTCCTATCATCTTAGTTCCACTACCAGAACTAGATTGAGCCAATTTAACATTGCCATTCAATGTACGTGTTTTACCAAGGTACATTACGCCTGCTCCCAGCAAAACAAGTCCGGCTGTTATTATCGGCCAATTTGCCACGATACACTGCTGGATGAATCTAAAGTGTTCGCTAAATGAGAAGACTTCCTTCCTAGCTATGCCAATCAGAAGCTTTGCTCTCTCATACAGTGAGTCAGCGTCCAAATTAAACAATTCCTCTTCCATCTGATCTAATTCATCTTCTTGCTTCGTCCAAGAAAAACTTGACATTTGAATAGAAGGCAAATATGACTTTATCAAACCACCAAACATCTGAGCTTTCAAATCTCGTTTCTTCTGCGACTCAGCTACCAATTTAAAGACATGATCTTCATATGAATTATTGTTGACTTGCATTTCTTGATACTTATCTACTATATGATCGACCAATCCGTCCCAATCCATATGTTCTTCTCGGTTAATTCGGTATGAAGTTTTGTAATCACGTTTCAATAGGACAAAATCGTAAACCTTGTGATTAAATCCACCTCCTGTTTTGGATGTGTCAAGACGCGCATCGGTTATACAACCCGGTCCTGTACCACAAAGGCGATATTCATCTTTAATATTCACTTCGACCCACACGTCAATACGACGTTCCACTGCTGTGGGGCAGGCAACAAATCGACGTGCTGAATACTCAATATCGTGAATATTGGTCGTTAACATTATTATACGAGATTCAAAAAACTTGCCAACTTTGAAAGCCATATTGGCATAGTGCAAATGCCAAGGAAAATTATTTCCACCGCGAATAGTTTCAATCCATTCGTTGTCAGCAGTTGCATTACTAGGCAGTGTCTGACCAAAATCATCATACACAACCGCAAATTGGTTATTGTATCCTTCCCAAAATTTATTCTCTATGTTACGAGCAAAAATGGCACTATCCATGCACTTGTTAAATCTATCCAAGTCGTCACCTTCAAGGATTCGAGCTAGGACGCAAAACAAAAGTGGTTTTACCATTTTTGATTTTCCAACCCCAGTACCACCAGTTACGCAAAGCATCATGGTGTCTGGTCTATTCCCCGTCATGAAAAATCCTTCGGATTCCAATTCGGTTCGAATGTTAGATAACCTCGTGACATAAATGCGAATGGTAGGATTAAATGACGTCTCTTTCAGCACATTAAATTGCTGCATTATTTCAATACCCGTCATTTCCAATTCACAAA